CTTCCCGACGTTCTTGATAAATCTTCTACCAAACTCTCCAGAAGATGCTCCATGACTTGAGGGGGTAACTACTTTAGTACTAGACCCCCACTTGTAGCTAGCACCATCTCCCCAAGTTCTCGTAGCAACATCTCCCCATTTTACTACCCTGATAGCGTTAGGAATCTGTGCATCTGCTAGTACGGTACCAGCCGCAGCAATATGTAATCCCCACCAGAACAATACTTTATAAGCCCACGGCTCGTTGAAATCAAAGATTTTCGTCTGAAGAGTACAAGTAAATACTTCTCCACCGTTCTGAACAATATGAGAGTACCTATCATTAAAAATCTGCAGACTGCCTGTCGCCGTATTACCAGCGGGGCACATAAAACCAACATCATAATTTCCTGAATTAGTAGTAGCAGGACAATAGATCATTCTATTAAATTCTCTAGTAGTATTCCAGATAGACCAAACTCTAGTATCTAGGTGATAGACATACATTTTATTCCAATATCTGAGAAACAATCTGCTAAAACAAATAGACAGACACTGGAACAAACTAGCGTTAACATTATTAGGACCAAGAATTTGTTCTAATCTTAGTGGAATACTAATCTTGACATAATTAAAAGCATACAACTGCCAGACTGCATTACCATGAATAACGAAAACACTGTTGTTATCGTAGACCGCTACTGAGTTCCAGTTAGGTGCTCCGATAACATTACTGAGTTTGCTGATGCTAGCATTTAGTGGATTACCTGTATAAGTAAACCGGTAAGTGCTGTGCTCCTTGAACAGGATAATATCATTATTAAGCACAGCAATACTTTTTAGTCGCTGTCCATCACCGGGACTAACTCCAGCAGATCCACCATCACTAGGCACATCCCATCTAGTACCATCCTTACTAACAGACCAATACAGCGTGCCATCTGTCTTGGCTGGCTCTTGATCCCCCGAGGCAATAAACAATCTAGTTTGATAAACTACCATAACATCACCGGCTGGAATAGCTGGCACTGCTGTCCAAACAAAAGTAGAACCGTTATAGGTAAAATATCCACCATCAGTTTTGCCGGCGACAGGGGCTATATAGAATCTATCCTGGGCATTACCATAAAATTGTATACCAGCATGTCCGGAACAAGCCTGAGTAAATGAGACAGCACCTGTTCTGACATTGATAATTCTAACTATAGAATTATTAGTAGTAACTACAAAAGGATCGGCTCCCGGTGGATAAAAAGTTCCAATAGTCACACTAGCGGCAGGCATTCCATTAGGCACCTGATCAATTCCTGGACGATTAACTATTGAGCCATCATCAGGATCAACCTCAAAATTTGTCAGATCAAACAGTTCACTGTCCTGAATAGCTTCGCCGCGACCGCTAGCATTATGCAGTCCACCGGTAAATGGACCTAGAATTGTGGGAGTACCTCCTGGCATATTACCAACCCCCTGGGTACTCATAAATTGGATCAGTAATGGTGTAGAAATCTCCAGCATAGGCATCAGTTTCCTCAGACAGAGTACTTAAGCTCTGAGTGAACTCATTTCTTTTGGTGGCTTGACCCTGCCAATCTTCATCAAGTTCATAAGCCTTAGCCATAACAAAAGACTCAAGAGTATCAAAGTACTTATCTGGAATAGAGATAGCATCAGCCTGAGTACTGACCAGTGGTGGAATACCCCGGTAGTAGACAACAATGTTAAGTCCAGCAGTATCAGGATAAGGGTACAGGAAAATACCACCTGACCATGTATAGTAACATTGCGGGGTACCCTTGACATTCATGTCTTGATTTACCGTAGAAACTAGCTGTTCAAAATCAAAACCTGGCAGGATCTTTCCATCATATTTGACAGCCTGCAACATCATGCAGTCATTAGGTAGAGGTAGCACGTAGTTGGCAGGATCAATAGTAGTACCGTCACCAGAAAAATCTGGAACGGTACTATATATAATTGCAGTTTTTTCCCAAACTCTATTATTTCTGGAAATCTCCACGAGACCCATATTGATCCAGCGAATAATATCAGTATTATTAATCTGAACATTTGCTTCATCACCAAACTGTCGAGTAACCTGCGCAATCATATCGGCGACAGTGAGCAGTGATTTTTGATAAGGAAAATCTTGAGAATAGTTAGGAACTACCCCAGGTAAAATTACCGGAGCTGGTTGTGTCATTTTGCTAACCAGTCCTTTCCTTTGTGGCGGTACGTGTGTTTAGGAGTCTTGAGAACACTGTGCAGGAAATCCTTCATCTGTGCTCTGGTATCTTCCCACTCTTTAGTTTTTACTAGTTCAGCAGCAGCATTCATGGCGTCGAGTTCTGTAAGTACATCGTGACGAGCAGTATCAGCCCTAAAAATCCAAGCAACAATTCTTTCATCAATCTCATCATCACAAAACGTCTTGACGATCTGTTCCGGTTGTCCGGGTTTCCTATGAACGAGTGCGTATGTCTGTGTATCTCCCGGATTGCGTTGATGAGGCGGTATCCAACAAAGAAACAGTAGAGGATCATAATCGTTAATAATTCCAGCGATGCGAGCGTGGTCCTGATTAATGTACTCACCGGAATCACCGTCATATCTATACTGCGATCCGAGCAAAGGGTGACTCACGGCACACCAATCATACTGAACATACGAGAGTTATTAGCAGCAGCTATTGGATTAGCTACTGCTGGAGCCGGATATACTGCTTCAACCATAAAACTTCCGATTGCTACGCTATAGGCACCTGTACCATTAATACAAGCAAAAGTAGCAGTTGCGTTATCTGCACCGAATGTAAGCCAGTCACCGGCTGATACTGTCACTGAGCTACCCATAGGTATGTCATTTAGTCCAACAGTAACTGGGCAAGCTATACTTCCAGTAGTTGCAATTTGATTACCGGGCTTAATATTAAGCCCTGATCCAGTATTTTTATAAGCAGCTACACATATATTGCCGGAAGATGCACTCATACCCATTCTAATCTTAGTAAAAGTACCACCCTCTATTACTCTATGGTAATGAGTATAATTAGCGATAGATGCAGACTGAGTGGTAGGCATAGGGCTAGCTACTCTCACAAAACCATAAGCATCTAGGGTAGGTGGATTAGAAAGATATTGATACTGCATATCAGAGACTGATCCAGTATAACCATACTGTGCAAAATAAGCTTGTTGCAGGTCAGCTAATGTAGCCATTCCTTTCCTTTCTAGTAACTACAGTTACAGGGGCGTGCGCCTACCGCGACCAACAAGTGCGAGAATTACACCAACGATAATAAGAGCAATGCCGATCCACAACAAAATATTAACAGCATGAACAGCAAAGCCAAGAATAATCAAAATTACCGCTATCACCGCGAGAACTACTCCAAGTGTAATCATCCTTTATAGATCCTACTAACCATAGTCATCAGCGCAGAAATCGCATCCCGAGCCTTCTTGGTTTCCTGCTTTTCTGGACTACCTCCATCAGCATTACTAGGCATTACTTCATTCCATACTGCATTTGGAATATTAGCATTTTTAATAGCAGTCGTACTAGCTTGAACAATCCTACCTGAGGTAGGATTACCTTCCCCGGAGGCGAAGTAGATGTTCAGTTGTTGCCGGACGACTGTCTCTAGATCTGCTTTGGTTGCCATATCGAACCAATCTCCCGTATTATCTGGTGGTGGGGTACTTCCGGACATGTACTTTTTAACACTCGCTCGCAAGTTACCTTGCCAGGACATATCAATTTTACGGTTAGTCCACTCTCTGTGCATAATCGCACGGTTTTCTGTATAGCCCCATTGCATAAACTCTGCTGCGTTAATAGCAAAAGTTACATCAAGCAACTTCTGCGGCCAGGCAGTACTGTCGCCAGGGTGCTGACATTCTGTACCACAGTAAGCTTGATTACCTGACATATCGCCAGAAGCACTAGCATTACCCGGCGGCGGTTGATCAGCCTTAGTTTTATTCAACACAGAGCTATTTCCAGTACCAAAATGATTCATTGGCCCGGTACCGATAAGATAAGCCCTACCATTT